CGCTGGAAAGGTACATCCGCTCTGCGTCTGCACCTTTCCAGCGAGGCTAAAACCGAATACCGTTACCCTTGACCGTTTACCCGACACAGCAGGTAGACGGTCTTTTGTTTTGCCAAGAAGGAGGTCAAACACGATGGACAAGTCACGCGAAGAATTAGAGAAAGAGTATGCTGAGGCCACCGCTAAGTTGGAGCAGTACCAGCACAGAGGCCAGCGGTATGAGAACCGCATCCGCTACTACACCCAAGGCGAAAGGAAGAAGCGAAACCACCGACTTATCACCCGTGGCGGAGCGGTGGAGAGTATCGCCCCGGAGGTGCGCGGCATGAGCGAAAGGGCCTTTTTTCTTTTGATGGAAAAGGTCTTTTCCCTGCCGGAAGTTGCCGCCCTGGTGAGCCAAGCCACTGACCAGCAGGAAAGCGGATAATTGGCCCTGTTCCATCTCCACGTTACCCAGGTCAAACGGAGCGCGGGACAGTCTGTTGTCACGTCCGCCGCCTACCGAGCCGGGGAGAAATTGTATAGCGAATACTATGGCGAGGTCAGCGACTACACCCACAAGGGCGGCGTGGTCTGCACAGACATTCTCCTGCCGCCCCAGGCCCCCAACCAGTACCAAGACCGCGCCACCCTCTGGAACGCCGTGGAGAAGGCCGAGCGCGGCAAGAAAGCCCAGCTTGCATATAGCTTTGACATTGCCTTGCAGAACGAGTTTTCATTGGAGGAAAACATCGCTCTTGCAAGGCAATTTGTTTCGGAGCAGCTTGTGGGCCGGGGCATGATTGCCGACTTTGCCATCCACCAGCCGGACAAGGAGGACGGCGGTATTCCTAACCCGCACTTTCATGTTCTCTGCCCCATCCGGCCCATTGAGCCAGACGGCAAATGGGGGTGCAAGCAGCGCCGCCGCTACCGTCTGGACGAGGACGGGAACCGCATTATGGGAGAGGACGGCAAGCCCCTCTTTGACGCTGTTCCCACTACCGACTGGGGAAGCCCGGAAACACTGGAACATTGGCGGGAGGCGTGGGCCGCTATGGTGAACGCCAAGTTTGAGGAAAAGGGGCTGACCTGCCGCATCGACCACCGCTCCTATGAGCGTCAGGGCCTTGACCTGCTGCCCACCGTCCATGAGGGCGTGGCCGTCCGCCAGATGGAGGCCAAGGGCATCCCCACCGACAAGGGCGATCTGAACCGCTGGATAAAAAAGGCCAACAACATTCTGCGGGATATTCGGAAGAAAATCGCCGGCCTGACGGATTGGATTAAGGCCATAAAAGAAGAATTGAGCAAGCCCCAGGCCCCGACCCTTGCCGCCCTGCTGACCGACTACTATGAGGGCCGGAACGCCGGAGCATGGAGCCGCAACGCCAGGATTGGAAATCTTAAAGGTTTTGCCGAGGCCATCAATTTTCTGACCGAGAGGGGCATCGCTACGCTGGAAGATTTAGAGACCCATATCGCCGCCCAGAGTGAACGAACGGAGGCCATCAACACATCCATGAAAGCGAAGCGTGACCGTCTGAACGAATTGAAGGAACTGCTTCGCCTTGTTGACCTCTACCGAGACACCAAGCCCGTCTATGACGAGTTGCAGGGTATCAAGTGGAAGGGCAAGCGGGAAAAATTCGAGAGGGAGCATGAGAACGAGTTGAGGACGTTCCACATGGCCCGCCGGAAGCTGGACAAGCACCGTTCCCCTGCTGGTAAAATCCCCGTTCATGCGTGGGAACAGGAACAGGCGAGGCTTCACCAGGAGTACACAGCCGAGTATGAGCAGTACAAGCCTATCCAAGACGATTTGCGGCGGCTTCAACAGGTGAAGCGGAACGCCGATGCTGCCATACACCAGCAGGAGCAGACCCAGCAGAAACGCCGGGAGGTGGAGCGGTGAACGGCATTCCCCGACTGACCTACCAGCAGTACCGAGCCGTCCGGCGGCTGGTGCATGACTGCTGCAATTATGACGGCGGCAACTGTCTTGCTCTTGATGACGGCTGGGAGCCTTGTGTCTGCGTCCAGAGTATCACCTATTCCCTGGTCTGTAAATGGTTCCGCGCCGCCGTCCTGCCAACAGACAAGGGGTTGTGTGCCGCCTTGCTCCACCGAGGACAGGCGCGGCCCTGTGCCGAGTGCGGGGCGATGTTCGTGCCGCGCTCCAATCGGGGCAAATACTGTGACGAGTGCGCCGCCAATGTGCGCCGGAGAAAGAAAGCTGCCAGCGAACGGGAACGCCGCAGGCGTGGACATTTAGAGGCTGAAAAGCCTTGCAATCAGGGGGCTTGTGGACAGTCCTCAAAGGGGGACTAATACATTCCCCTTCCCCCACTCCAACGTGGGCGGCAAAATGGCGCTCACGTGGATTAACTTTGATGAATGATGAAAGGAGAGCCTATGACCTACGACCCCAGCATGACGATCACCAGCACCATCCCCGCCCCGGAGGGGAGCGACAGCACCAGCAGAGAGGGCAAGGCCATCCCCCTGCCCGTGATGGCGGGCGGCAACGCTTCACCCGCCCCGGACGTACCGCCACCCGATATGGTAAAGACCGTTGGCGGTACGACCTTTGATATTTATTTCCATTTCAGCCAGACCAGCCGGGAAACCTTTACCGACAAGGTACTGCGCCTTATTCAATCCGATGTTGTAACCTCATAAAAATAATTTACTTTTTTCTCTATCCTTATTGACAAAACCCGAAGGGATTCGTCACCCCGGAAATACCCGTGACCGGCGTCACCAGTTCGCATATCTGCCCGGCGCTGGCGTTGGCCGCCGCCCCGTAGTCCTCCGCTACCACCGGCACGTCCACAAATTCCGCCCCGGCGGGCAGCACGGCGGTGTCCGTCGTGCCATAGCGGTAAACCCGTCCCGCGCCGTCCGGCAGGGTGCGCACGATGCGCCCGGCGGGGATGGTGACGTTCGCCTCCAGACTTCCCTGCGCGGCCCGCAAAAAGCGAACCTTCCCCCGCGCCTTTGTCGCCGCGCGGCGGGAAAGGTCCACACTGGCCGCGTGCATGTCCAGCCATGCGCCCGTGGCGCTGGACGGCGTCGCCTGCGTGAGCAGTCGTTCAAGCAGGCTGTAAATCTGCCAGTAGCCCCAGCAGAAAATTTCCATCAGGCCGCGAACCACACCCTTGTTCAGGTTCAGCCGCGCGGGCAGATACCCCCGCGCCGCAAGGCTGTCCTGCGCGGATTCAACATATCCGAACACAGAGGCCCGGATCTCCTCAATCGTTCGGGAAACACGCGGTAAAGCTGTCTGTTCTTGGGTCGGCATCTTCAATCACCAGTTCCATGGTCAACTTGTTCACCTGCAACACCAGGTTCAGCGGCGTGTCCTCATCCAGGAAACGCCAGCTTGCCAGCGCCGTGATGGAGCGTGCGTCCCAGGCCGTCACCATACAGCGCACCGAACCGACGACGACACGCGGGTCTTCCTCAATGCGCATGACGATTTCCGATTCAAACGCCGCCCGGTTCCCCGCCGTGGAATCCTCCTGAATCCAGTCATGGATGAGGCTGCCGAACTCCCGGTCATAAAACAGGTTGCCAAGGCGGGTGAACAGCCGCAGGCGGATGTCCTGGACGCCGGTGGCCACTCCGTCCGTCAGCAAAAGTTCACCGTTGGCCGCCACACGAGCCTGCCCGCTGTCGTCCAGGGCGATGTCCTGCCCCCAGAGGTCTGTCGTTACGCTGCTCATGGGAAAAATACTGGCACAAAAAAGAGAAGCGCGCCCGGAAAGGACGCGCTCCATGCGAGGAAGTTTTGACCGGTTTTCACGCCGGATTTCCGCACGATAAATGAGAACGGCACTAATGCGGGCAGCTTCCCCCGCTGCGGCTACCGGCCCAGGAGTCCCCGTTGACGCGGGAACTTCCGCCGGTCGTAGTGTCGCCCGTGACCTCCTGATTGCCACGGATGACCACGTCGCCCTCAAATTCCGCCTTGCCCTTGCCCGTGCCGTCAAAGGATTTGCAGACCACACGGCCTTGCAGATTGATGAGCGGCGCGATGATGTGGGAAACGCTCCCGGCCTGCAAGGTGGCTTCCTTCCCCGCCTGGATGATCGCGTTGTCCCCGGCCTTGACAGTCCAGCCTTTTCCCGCCTCCGTCCGCACATCCTGCGGCGTCAGCGTCACCACCCGCTTTTCCTTGTCGATGCGGATTTCCACGCCGTTCTCAAGTTGGATGACAAATTCATTCAGGGCGGCTTTGGGCGCGCTCATGCCGCCGCCCCAGCGGATGTTCGAGATAAAGGGATAGTTCGGGTCGCCGTCGTAATAACTCAGATCGCACAGCGCGCCCGTCACGGGCGGGCAGACCACGCCCCGATCCGGGCCGCCCCACAGGACAGGCAGCGTCACGCGCGGCACAAGCGGTTCCTTCGGGTCCGCGCTTTCGTCGTTCCGGAGCGGCTGCACGTCGCAGAAGTATTCCCCGTCGCTTGCGTATACGGCTGCAACGCGGGCTTTCCGTGTCATGCGGTAGTAATGCCGCAAGTCGGGCATGGCCAGTTCCACCAGCTTGCGGATGATGCCCACGATGTCCCGTTTGCCGGTCTGCTCACTCATTACATCCACCCGTAATCCTTTCCGTAACTGATGACCGTGGAATTGCCGCTGTCCTGAAAGGTATGGACCACGGTAAGCGCCCGCACCGTTTCGTCAACGCCGCGCCGGGTATCCCGGATATGCACCAGACGGCTGTGCGTCAGCCCCGGCAACGGCACGGACACCACCACGCCCACGCCGTCCGGCGTTTGTGGAGGCGTGTGCGCGATCAGGTTTTCCGCCGTGGCCACGCTGTACACGTCGCCCGGTTCATCCCCGGCGCTCCAGGTCAGGCCCGATGCGCCCAGCCACAGCGCGTGGCGGCTCATGTCGTGCCCGAAAGATCGCTCCAGTGTATGAGATAGCTGTTTGACCGCACGGGCCACAGACACGCCGGAAAAGACCTGATACGGCAGCACGTCGCCCGGTACGTCCACCACGCCCACGGCAAGCTCCGTGCGAGCCAGCAGCCGCCGGGCCACAACGTCCGCCGGTTCACGGTAGAAGCTCTCCGTCACCGTGGTCGTGACCAGCGCCTTTTCCAGACCCACGGCACGCACCGTCAGAGCGTCGGCGCTGATACTGTCGGCACGGGGCTGGTCGATGCCTTCCACTGTGCCTTCCCATTCCTGCCAGAAACCCGCTTCGCCACGGTACCCCCAGCGTACGGCGACCGTCTGGCCTGTGGCCAGCACGGCGCGGGCTTCCCCCTCCGGATCAGGCACGGTAATGGTTGCCCGGCTGACCACGGCCCGCCGCTGGAAGACCAGTTCCAGAAACGGGCTGCGCAGCACTTCCACCGGCCCCACGTTGCAGCGGACATTCAAACCCTCTATCATTCCACGTCCACTCCGATGACGGTTTCCGGCTGTTCGGCGGCTTTTTCGGCCTTTTCCTTCGCCTTCTTCGCCAGCTCCGCCGGGGTGGGCGTCTTCGCCTGCGCCCGTTCCTGCCTGATGATGGGCGGGTTATGCTCAACAAAGGAAAGCGAGGCCCGGATTTCATCCGTCCGCGTGTTTTCCGCTGAATCCAGACGGGAAAACACGACCCGCCGAACCCCGCGCGCCAGCAAATGGCTGTTGGCCACGGTGAAGATGGATGGATTCGCCCTGCCGTCCGTTCTCTTGAAAAAGCCTTCCAGAACGGCCAGCTTGTCATAACAGGTCCCGGCCTCGTCAGTGAGCAGATACAGGGTCAGGCTGATGTCCGCGTCTTCCCAGCCTTGCGGCGTCTTTTTCTTGCCGCTGGCCTTGTCCACGCTCTGTTCGTCAAAGCGCACCTTTCCGCTGACCCGCAGATCGGACAGGATACCGGGCAGCTCCTCCCCGTCTATGCGGACAATACCGTCTTCAAACGTCAACAGCTTCATGCCATGCTTTCCCCCAGGTCCGTGGCGGCGGCTTGCAGTTCATCGTAAAATTCCTGCGCGTTTTTGACGTTGGGCAGGGTTATATTGGCGATATGCAGCGTCCAGTATTGCGGGGCGGCGGTACGATCCCCGGCGGCGCGCGCCCGCCGGTCCTGTTCCCCGGCCACGTCTTCCGGCGCGCCCGGCGCGGCGGGTATCATTGGCCCCGAACCTTGCGCGGGCGATGTGTTCTCTCCGCCCCACAGCCCGTCCCACCAGGTGCCGATGCTTTCTTTCAGGCTCCCCAGCTTGCTGGAAAGCGTGTTGTACAGGCCGGGGAATCCCGCGTTCATGCCTTCCCCCAGCGTGGACATAAGCCGTGCCCCGGAAAGCGTCAGCGTGGACAGCGGGCCTTCCTTCGCGTCGCTGAACGGCAACAGGTTCCGCAGCCTCCCCAGCGCGTCGGAAAACGTCTGCTTGAGGCTTTCCACCCTGGACAGGATGCCTTCCTTGAACGTGTCCAGCAGCCGCGCCCCGGATTCAAACAGGTTGATGCCGGAAAGCCATTCCGTGGCCTGCGCCCAGGCGTCCCGTATCCAGTCCCCGACGCGGAACAGGTCGGCAAAGGCCATGAGCGAGTCGCAGAAGTTGTTCCAGATGTTTTCGGCCATGGCCGTGGCCGTGGTCCAGTCCCCGGTCAGAATGGCACATATCCAGCGGAACAGGGACACCAGCGTGTCCACGCCGCGCACCACGTTGGCAATCACCGTAGCCACAAGCTCAAGCCCCCAGGAAAGAACGCCGCCCAGGATTTCCCCCAGGCCCCGCGCCTCGGAGGATGCGCTTTTGACCTCGGTCCCGAATACCCGGCCTATCAATTCGCCCAACGAATCGAACAGGTCACGGACCTTGAGGATGGCCGGAGTCAGCGCCACTACTGCGCCGTCAAAGTTCAGCCCGTCCCAGATACCCGCGAAAAATTCCCGGATACGATGCACCACGCGGGCCACCGTGGTCACAACGCCCACCAGCCCCGCCGCCTGAATATCTTCCGCCAGCTCGCCCCGGATTTCTCCCACGCCGTCCTTGAGCGAGCCGAACACCGCCGTCACACCCTGGATCACCAGCGAAATGTTCCGTCCCCAACGGGTAAGCGTGGTGGCTATGCCTCCGAAGTCCTTTTTCCAGGCCGCATACAAAAGACCCACGGCGGCGATCAGCGCCCACACCGGCCAGCCCAACCCCAGCAGGGCCGTTTTGATGGCAAGCAGCGTCCTGGACACAAACGGCGCGGCCCTGGACACCGCCCATAGCCCGGCGGAAAACGCCGTCACGGCCAGTACAGCGGCAGCCAGACCTCCGGCGGCGGCTATCAGCCATTGCCCGAAGCGCGTTTCCGCTACCCAGCGCAGGGCGTCCGCCACCGCGCCAAGCGCGTTGGCTCCGGCGGTGACGACCGGCAAAAAGACGTTGCCCACCGCAATGGCCAGGTTGGTCAGCTTGTTGGACAACAGTTGCAGGGCGTTTTGCGTTGTCTTGCTGCGCGTGTCGAACTCCGCCTGCATGGAACCTGCGTACTTGCTTTTGTCCGCCACCAGCTCGAACGCCTGCGAAAGATTGCCCATGTTCTGCAAAAGCGGCGCGATACTGCCCAGCGCCTCCTGCCCGAACATGGTCGTCAGGAGCGACATTTGCAATTCTTTGGGCTTGGCGGCAATAGATTCCAGAACCTTGAAAATCGTCCCCTGCGCATCGGTCTGCATGTCTTTGGCCATCTGCGTGGCGGACAGGCCGACGGAAGCGAAGGCGGCGGCCTGGTCTTTGGACATTGCCGTGCCCTTGACCAGGGTGGTGGTAAAGCTCTTGAGCGCCGTGGCCGCCACTTCCGGAGAGGCCCCGGCGGAAAGAAAGGCCGCGCCCAGCGCCGCCACCTGCGTTTCCCCAAGGCCGCTGACCATGGCCACCGCGCCCACGCGCTGGATGACCTCCCCAAGCGCCGGGGCCGTCGCGTTCATGTTGTTGCTCAAATGATTCACAGCGTCCGCCAGGGCATAGGTCCGCGGCAACGAAAGCGCCATGCCCGCGCGCCAGTCGGACATCATCTTGCCCGCCTGGTCGCCCGTGAGGTCGAAC